CGATTTACTTCGTGGTTCTGTCATTAATTTGCCTATTGCCGATGCCCTGTATTTCATTGTTGTATAAATATTTAATGTATCTTTTTAATTGTTTATATGTTTGTTCTTTGCTTAAATCCTGGTCAAAAAGCTTATCAACTGCCTTGCTGAAACTTACTATGTGCTTCATATTGCTGTTTTATTTTTTGTTTTAACTCAGGTGTATCTGCTTTCTCTAAAAGTAACTGTAAACGATTACGTTCCTCCTCTGCCTTCTCCTGCAAAGTTACATCCATTGAATGAGGTGCTAAATCCTTTCGATTCAAATCACTTCCAAATAATCTTCCGAAATGATCACAAGCGTCTTTAATTGCCAATGTCTTAGCCATCGGGAAAGCCATACTCACAGCTCCGTTATTAATGTTCCCTAAGTCCGCAGGGCTGCTCCCTTGTTTAGTCTGTAACTGCATAGCTCCTATGCCATCATGGAATAACCATTCGCCTGTTATTGGGTTTTGATAATGTACACGTACACGTACATAAACTCCATTAAATGACTGCCCCTGATCGGTGACTTCAATCTTATAGGCTTTGAATATTCGCTTTAAAAGATACTCAACTTTGTCAATCGGGAGGTACTTATATCCTTTGATGTACGGATGTGTTTTTACCCAATTAGGTTTAGGATCTTGATTAAGCAAGTATTGTAATTGATCCTGCTGTGCGGCTGCCTGTATATCTGAATACAAGTCAGCAATTTTTACTATACTCATAATGTTATAAGTTCAAAGTTAGCATTAAATAAATAATCAATAACATCAGATTCGCAGTAGTCAAACCCATCTAAATAAGGATTAAATATAAATTCCTCCTCTTTTGGTGATTCAGTTGAATAATCCCATGTGAAATATGAGCCTTTACATGACAAATCTAAATCAGTAAGTTTAAACTCATGCTGTAGTAATGTTTCACAATCTACCTCAAAAGTAGCTACGCACATTGTGTTATCAGTATCGTACATCTCAACCTCACACTTGCGGTCATTGTACATAAAAGTAAAATAGGTTTTCATAATAAAGTAATTGTTAAATTATTTTTTGTAAAATTAAGTACTCCAGTATTACAAGATACTCTACTTTCAAAGTCATTATTAATAAGTATCTTTGATAATTCAGTGTTAAAATTGGCTGATAATTGAATGCTATTTTTAGTTAAATAAATAGAATAAAAATCATCAAAGTTTAAGTTTAGTTGAGTTAGCAACTCTGTTACCTGATCGTAATTTGTTTTCATATTGTGTAATTATTTATGAAGACAAAGTAAATGCATTTAATTTAAACAACCAAATTTTTATTTGTTAAATTTTTGTTAATATGTTTAAAGTTTTGATTCTAAGGATCTTTTATGCTTTATTTCTTTAAATTTAATATAAGCATCTGATTTTGGTTGTGTTTGTCCTAATCCTTTACACCAATAATCATTTCTTAAAATAACTTTACACATTCTCCTCCAGGATGGAACCCAACATTTAGATTCTAAATCTTCCGGCGCTTCATCAGGTATAACCTTATAACCTCTATCTTGCCATCCTTTAATAAATTTAACAAATCTTTCTCTATAATGATCACTTGTTTTTTTAGGCATAGTTTGTAATAATAAATTACAGAAACTCTTCCAAGTATGACCTTCAGGCTTATATATTTTATTATATCCAGTCATATTACCATTTTCTTGAATATACAAAGCACCTGAGTTTACACCATTTACTCTCGCTACAATTTTATACCAAGTTTCAGGTTCTAAAATATGATATAACCATAATCCACGCCTTTGATCATCTCCATACGGTTGACATAATCTTTGTTGACTAATTTTAACGCCTGCCATCATCATTTTATCATAAATCTTATTATGTGGGAGGTGTCTATACTTTCCATGAAATATCCAAATATCTTCAGTTTTCCAATCATAAATTGGATATACATTAAATAAATTAGATGATATTCTTGTAGTCCATTTTAAATTATCATACATTAATCCATCTTTGCGTGATGTTATAGCTCTATATCTATGTAAACTTTCATCAGCTCTTATACCAATAAACCCTGCAGTTTTTTTACCTTGAGAATACCACTCTCCAAATAATACCATAAATTCTTCAAATTCCATTTTTGGAATATAAAAATCATATTGATTTAAATTACTTGCATTTTTTGGTTTATCTCTAACCCAAATATCTTTTTTAGATTCATCCCAACAAATCCATCTTGGTTCATAATTGCTAACAGCATTTCTTAATAATAATTCTCCACATACCCAATGTAAATCTATTACATCAGAATATAAATCAATCATGTGTTCAATATGACTTATTGTATCATCATATTGAGCTTCTAAATCAATTATTAAAAATCCTACTTTAACTTTTCTTTTACGTGCTTCATTTAATACTAAATGAGACATAACTGAACTATCTTTTCCACCTGAGAATGAAATGTAAATTCTCTCGAAATTATCAAATACATAAGATATTCTATCTATGCTTGCATTTAATACATTTTTGTTTTGATATACTTTAGTTGCCATATTAATAAATATTTACTTGTCTTCCAATTGATAAAGCCTCTTCCATTGTTACTTCACTTCTATTATTTAAAATCATCCATTTATTTAAATATTCAAGTGCAGTTTCATTTGCTATTTGTTGTTCTAAAGGAAGTAATCTATTAAATCCTGAACAGAACTTAGAAGGTACACCAGTAGAATAACACATAGCAGCTTGTCCTAACCATGCAATTCTATTCATTGCTTTATTAGTTAAATAATGTTCACATGAATTTTTCCAATCTTTTATTACACCTTCTAAACCTTTTCTAAATAATTCATCATTTGATAAAAAATCTGCATAAGACTGCTCACATTGCTCTGCTGTCATTCCATCTTTTTTAGAGGCGTAAAATCCGGCTTTATGACATTCCCAATGTTCAAAAGTATGAAATATTCTATCAGGATCAGAAGTATTAACTGTCCTATAATTTTCAAAATCTTCATCACTTATATTATCATCAATTGGATCATATGAATGTATTGAATCTGATGATTCCCATGATTTACTAAAATCTTCATCTTTAAAAATATCAGATAATCCAGTTATTTGGCATAATCTTAAAATTTCCTCTTCATCCATTCCTAATTCTTTAGCAATTCTTTCATTTTTCCAATTCCTGGCTTTTAATTCTAATACAATTTCACTCATAGCATCTATTTGATGTTTACCTCTTGCTCTGTTGTGTCTTATTGTAGATGCAATTCTATCATTTTTACCAGTTTGTTCTTTTCTTATATTAACAATAGGTAAATACCCATTTATTCTTTGTCTAACAATTTTAGATTCTTTACCTACTCTGTTTCTATGGAATCCATCAATAACTTCAATCTTATTTTTATTTTCATTTTCCCAAGTTACTATAGGTTGAGTATATCCATCATTCATAATAGAAATTTCTAATAATTCCATTTCAGGTGGAGCTACTTTATTTGGATTATAATCATTACTTGTAACATCATCTGATATTATCCACTTTACAAAATCAACTGGTTCATTTTTAAATGGGCTTAATTCATGAATAAATTCTCTTAATTCATTAATTAAATTAACTTTATTAGAAAAATCTTTATCTTCTAATAAATTACTAATTTTTGTTTTAATCTCTAAAATTTGATTTTCCATAATTACCTGTTTTTGTTTTTATTTATATTATTTATTAATTGATTTTCTATATCTATATTATAATGCTTTGCTATATTTAAACATACAAGTATAATATCAGCTAATTCATTAAACTCTAAACTATCTTTAAACTCTTTTACTTCCTCATCTATTTTATTTAAAAAATCTGACATTTTAGTATTTTCTGTTATTAATCCACGTTTAACAGTTACTTTGTAATTTTCTTCTATTATTTGATTCATAAATTATTTTTGCAAATATTCATTTATTTATTTCTAATAACAAAAAAAATACTTGTTAAAATTTTGTTAATTGCTAATTTTAATTGTTTTTATATAAATATTGCCTATATTTGCACTCGTTCTTTACATTTATATCCTCCACTACAGGATAATAACCGAAATTATATCGCCCTCATTTGGCTCGCAGAGTAGTGGCTGCGTACTGAATGGGGGTTTTTTATTTATTTATGAATCCAATTTTTCAATATTATGGAAGTAGCATTAAAGAGGTTGTACCATTAGGCAACCTTTCTATGCTTAGGATGATTGAAGCTATTAAACATCCAAAGCCACACATTAAAGAAATTTTAGAACAGATTAGACTTGCAGCAGGTAATAAAGATGAAGATACAAAAGCATATCTAAAACAGAAACTTTATTTTTTTACACCTGCGGTAAACTGTACATATAGAAACTACGAAAGCATCGTATCATTTACAGGACTTGCACCTCTTGACTTTGATAAATTAGAATCTGAACAATATGCTATTGATTTTAGGGATTTTCTTTTTAATGAATATCCTGAAATAATTGCCTGTTGGTTATCATCTTCCAGGTTAGGAGTTCGTGCCTTGCTTCGTATTCCTGTGGTAAATTCACCTGATGAATATAAACTTTATTATAAAGGATTTGAACAGGAAGCATCTAAATATAAGGGATTTGATAAAGCACCTCAGAACTGTGTACTACCTCTTTTTATTTCTGATGATGAAAATTTATTATATAGACCGGATGCAATCGAATGGAATAAACAGTATATTGCACCTCCTCAGCCTCCAAAAGTTACAACTATTAGAATATATCAAAATAAACAGGTGGATAAAGTGGCAAAATTAGTAAACAGCGCAATGTCAAAAATAGTAGATTATGGACATCCACCTCTCAGAGCTATAAGTTATGCTCTTGGCGGATACGTTGCTAATAATTACCTATCTGAACAGGAAGCTGAAGATATTATAATTAAAGAAATAGTTAACAATAACTATCTCAATCAAAAATCTAAGGTAAACGGATATATAAAAACTGCCAAAGACATGATAAATAAAGGAAAACAAAAACCACTAACATTATGAGTACTAAATTTTTTAAACAAGATGATATGGCTAAACTAAAGCCATACATGAATGCAGTTGATTTTTTTAATAGATATGGAGACTTTGTACAAATATTCCACGATGTTGATGGATTTGAACTTAGATCATCTATTGAAGCTTATTGTGTAGATGAAGGTAATAGTTATAGATTACTTGAATCCGGTATGGTACAGATAAATAAAGATGATTATTTATACACTAAATTTGAAATACTTACCATTTGCAAATTTGACGGTAATCATCGTGATGCTATGAATTACGTTGAATTTAGAATTTTAAAAAAACAAATACCTTTCATTAGGGTTGGATGCGATTATTTTAAAATTAATTACAAAACTAATCGTTACGGTGTTAATGTTAAAGCTATTAAAAATTGGAAAAAAGAGGAGATAAAGGATGATTATGGTAAAGCAATGGTTCGAGAAATACCACGTTTTGATGACTTCACTATTATTCCTGACAATGTAAACTATACTGAGTTTCAAAACTCTATGTATAATCTTTATGCTAAATTCCCTCATTCACCTGCTGAACATGATGGAGAATTTAAACATATAGATTTATTACTAAATCACATTTTCGGTTCTCAGATAGAACTCGGATATAAATATATGAAGGTAATGTATGAGATGCCACAACAGATACTACCTGTTTTAGTGCTTGCATCTACTGAAAGGCAAACGGGTAAAACTACATTCCTAAACTTTTTAGAGATTCTTTTCGGAGATAATTACGTTAACATAGCGCCGGATGAATTAACAGGTACTTTCAATCATCTTTATGCTACTAAAAACATAATAGCCATTGATGAAACCGTATTAGAGAAACAATCAAGCGTTGAGAAAATCAAAGCAATAGCAACTCAAAAGAGCATGGCAGTTAATCAAAAGTTCGTATCTCAGTATAAAGTGCCATTCTTTGGTAAGATAATAATCGGAACTAACCGAGAGCATGATTTTATGCGTATTGATGAGGAAGAGATACGTTTTTGGGTTCGTAGAGTTGGTGTTATTAAGCACAGAATTACTGATATAGAGCAAAAAATGACATCCGAAATACCTTACTTTCTACGCTACCTACAGCAACTACCTGATATAGATATGAGTAAATCAAGGATGATTTTTACTGAGGAAGAGATTAGAACGCAATATCTTGAGGTTGTTATGGATGAATCTAAAAACACACTACGTAAAGAACTTGAGATGCTTATTGAAGATGCTTTTATGCAGGATCGAAATATGAATGAATTTAAGATGACAGCTATGGATATTAAAAAGATATGGTTTGAAAAAAACAATAATTATAATAATCCATATATACATAAAGTGTTAAAAAATGACATGAAAGTGCCTATCGGAAAAAATCAAAGGTACTATCCTTTAGAGGGTGAAAATTCAAAAATAGGTACGCCATATATTTTTAAACGTGAAAATTTTGTTAAAGAGGAAATGGATATTGAGATCAATTTTGCCCCTGAAGTTGTAAAAGGCTTACCATTCTAATTTACAAATTTACAAAAATACATTTGATTATGAGAGAGTTAACTAAAAGTGTAAATTGTAAAAACGTTTTTCAAGTTTGCTATATTAACTTTTTACAAAATGAATACCAGGACTTTTATATATATATATTTACATTTTTACAAAATAAAGATAAATATATAATATATAGATAGTTAGGGTTGTAAAAAAGTGTGTAAAAAGTTCAAAATAGGTTTTTACACTTTTTACAAAACTGAGTTATATTTTTACAAACGCATTTAGAAGCCTTCTAACGAATTATTTTTACCTTTGTGGTATATAGATACCAAAGACAGTATAAAAGTGGTTTAAAACGCATAGAAATGACAAAAAACAACAAATTAAGATTACAGAAGTTACACGCAGATTATAATAAGGCAAAACATCCTAACTTTCCGGAGTATGCTCTGCCGAAAAAATCATTTAACGATAATTCGACAAACGGACTTACTAAATGCGTGATTGAATTCCTTAACTATTCAGGACATCAGGCTGAACGGATTAGCACAACAGGAAGATGGATAGTTGATAAAGGTAGCGTAAAAGGTGGGTACTTTATTCCAGGAACCGGAACTAAAGGTAGCGCAGATATATCAGCAACGATAAAACCTACCTCTCTGCCATTTGGTGTATCTGTTAAAATTGAGATTAAATACGCAAAGGACAGACAATCTGATGTTCAGAAACAATATGAACAGCATATACAATCCGCCGGAGGTGTTTATATAATCGTTCGTGATTTTGATTCTTTTGTTAAATGGTATGATAATTTTATGAATTATGGCGTTTAAATTTATAGCAGAAGGTGTTGAGTTTATCATCATCGCTACTGAGAAAAGACAGAATGGGTATTATGATCTCGTTAAAAATACTACTAATGGGAAAACTACCTGGATGAAAAGTGATGATCTTAAAAAATTTGGTAGATAATAAAAAAGTTTATACCTTGCATTAAATTTATAAAACATGGCAAGCATTTTAGACATTTATTTGAAAGTAGAAGTTTTAGAAACTTTACTACAAGTAGTTAAAAGTAAACAGGAGAAAGGTGTTGCAATTACTGTAAACATCAATGATGAAACAAACCAAAACGGGCAAAACGTAAGCGCACACGTATCTCAGAAAAAAGAGGAACGTGAAGCAAAGAAAGCAAAGTATTATGTTGGTAATGGTAAGGTAGTTTGGACAAGTGGAACTATTCAGAAAGCTGAAAAGAAAGAGGAGGAAGTTCAACAGGCTAAAGTAATATCATCAAATGATTTACCCTTCTGAATGGGAGATTGATGCATGGGATGAGGCATACGGTGGACTACATAACCCTATAATTATGGCTACATATAACGATTATCCTGATTCAGTTGTTAACAATGCTAAACGTGGTATTGAGTTGAATGAACGTGTGAATAATCGTTGTGCCACGCAGATAGGAAAAATTCGTGGACAGCAACTGGCTAATAAAGAACCCATCTCAGTTGAAACAATCCAAAGAATGTACTCGTATTTAAGTAGAGCAGAGGCTTACTATAATGAGAATGATACAGAAGCGTGTGGCACGATAAGTTTTTTGCTTTGGGGAGGATTAGCAGGTAAACGTTGGGCTACAGCTAAATTACGTGAACTAAAACTAATCTAATATGCCATTCAAATCTAAAAAACAGCAGGGACTTTGTTATTATTTACAATCAGTTGGACAGGCAGGAAGTTGGAACTGCTCAAAGTGGAGCAAAGAAACCAAACAAAAGAGCCTGCCTACATACGCATCTAAAAAGAAAAAATAAATGTATAAACCGAAACCTCCAATAAAACAAAAGTACGTTAAGACTCCTGATGATTTATTAGATATGTGGAAGGCTTATAAGTCTCACGTAGATAATAATCCTGATTACGAAGCTACTGTAACAGTTAAAGGAGAAATAGTAATGAAACCTAAGCGCAGACCTTATTTACAAGAGGAGTTCTATGCTTTTGTTTATGAGAATTATGGCTTTCACGTTAAGCAATACTTTGACAGAAAGAATACTGCTTATGCTTCCTATGTTGATATCGTTACGCATATAGTGAACGAACGCAATGCTAATCAGCTAAGTGGAACGCTTACTGGTACTTTCAAATCTCAACAGATAGCTGCTAAATTATGTGGATTGATTGAAGAGAATAAGGAAGAGAAATCTAATTACACAGTCCCACAAATAACAATTAAATACGAATCAAATGGAACAGGCACAGGAGCAGGAGCAACACCGAGTGAAGCTGACAGCGAATAACTTAGTAACTGATTACTGCAATAGAGCAAAAAAGAAAGTAAAGAATCTAAAGCACGATGACTACTTGCAGATAATAGGACACGCTGCTGCTGTAGGTATGTACACAGGATTAAAGATGGCTAAGGACTCATTGCAAAGTATAAAAATGAAAGATGATAGTACTCCATCAGAAGCAATGGAAGGCACTACAACTGAGTGAAGTTGAGCCAGTCGCTGCATACTTAGGAGGGATACGATCAGGTAAGACTATAACAGGTAGCCACTTTGCTATTAATATGATAGTGAAGAGACCTAAGGAATTAGGAGGCATTGCATCGAATACTAATAAGCAGTTAACGAAAGCGACATTAAAAGAGTTCAAACAGGTACTTGCCTTGTATGGACTGTATGAGAATGAGCATTACTACGTTAATAAGAATCCTGAGAAGCATTTTAATTATCGTTCAAAGTTTACCGATCATACTGGTGTATGGTCATTTTATAATGGCGCACAGATATACACATTCAGTTTAGAAACACAGATACGAGGAGTTGAGTTTGGTTGGGCTTGGTTGGATGAAATCCAAGAGGCATCATTAGATCAGCTAAACATTGTATTGGGTAGGATGTCAGGCTCAAAGCATCCGAGAACATTCTATACATTAACACCTCCACATAGTAATCCTGATATTGATGAGCTAATATATGGAGATAACAAGATACCTTTAGTAGTTGGAACTACCTACGACAATCAAAAGAACTTGCCTGCTAATTACATTAATACGTTGGAGAAAGTGTATGATAAGTACACATTTAGAAGGGAGGTACTTTGTGAACGGGTAACGCTTGCAGGTATGAACT